ATGAACAACGAGAAGCAAAATTTAACAATCAAACAACGTTACCAAAATCTTAACGATAAGAGAAAAAGGGAGGTGAGAAATCTATTCCTTGCAAAGTTTGAATATCAGTATTCGAGCTTTTATCCGAAGCTAAATGCGGACAACTTTAAGACGGTGGAACGTGAATACTTAGAGGGAATTTTATAGCGACAAATACAGATATATTAACTAAAAAATTTAACTACATGGATTTCAAAATCAAACCAAACAGTCACGTAGTAGTTGGAGTAACCAATCGTAACAACGAGATTCGGTATACAAAAATTCCAGAAGAGAATTTAAAGTTTTGGACACCGAAGCCTATAACAAGAATGTTTACATCTTTAAAGGCACCCATCCCTATTGATCCCGAGGAAGAAACATATTACAAGGCATTCAGAGAAGCAACACGTCTTCAGATAAAATGCAAATTTGTAATAACCGTTCAGATGTTAGATTTACTCGAGAGTAGCCGTATATTATCTGTCGAGCACATGACAAATGAAAATGAAAATCTCATCATTATCATCCCCCATCCTCTCTTTACTTATGATAAGCTTAATGATATATTATTCGACATGACTAATAAGTTTGAGTTATGAAAACACAGTGGAATAATTTTTCGAAAGGCTTTGAAAAATTTAATAAGCTATATGCTGAACTGGTAGCCGGAATCACAGACAAAAAGTCTTTGAATGCGATCAAAATAGCAACGAAAGAATGGAACAAACTCATTATGCTACACAATGAGTTTGATAAACTGGTGGAACCGGTTAGCCCTATCGATATCAAATCGCCTTTCAAAAGTGCCGAATTTGCTGAAACATGGAAGCTATACAAAGAATATCTTGAGGAAACGCATAAGCAATATATCCCTTCGCGCCGTGAACTAATGATGTTACGTCGGCTTCATAAACTATCTGACAAGGACGAAAAGCGTGCGATCGACTTTCTTGAATATTATATATGCCATGGAAGCAAGGGCATATATAAACCAACAGAAAAGCAGCTGACAGGCGAAGAGCCCGGGAAAGTAGAAGATGTAGACCAAAGCCAATTTGATGTAAACGCTAAACGTATAGATATATGATTTGGATATTGATATTATCAATAATAGGTTTAGTGGTCTTTGTCATTTGCATGGGAATAATAGTCGGAACCGGGCTCTTTTTATCAGATCAACAGAAAGGAAATAAGACAGGTACACTTAAGGAATAAAACAGATGAAAGTCCGGGCATCATACAAAAGAATCGGACGAAATCCTTTTAAAATTGGATTTGACAACACTGATTTTTACACTAAAACAGTAGATGTGTCCGATGATTATGACTGGAAACTATTAGAATATTTTGCTATAGAAGACACACAGGAAGGATTTGAATTTATACAGATTGCTAGAATTGATCAATATATAACAAAAAACAGACAGATTATGAAGAAATTAACTAAAGAACAACTAAAGGAGCTCCTGAGCAAAAAGCCACACGAAATGACAAAAGATGAATTGTGTTTTTTATTCGAAATCTTTTGCTTTCAAATAAAAGAATATTATCTGCATGAGAATAATATATCTTTTGAAATACACTTTAAAACAATGTTTTTGATTCGCGTAAACTTTCCTATTAAACCCGGGATGATGTCATTCAGTAATGAATTTATTGACTTTGGAGAAAAAACTTCCGGAATATGTATGACTCCTCCTGAAAATATAGGGAGATTATTCAATATATTTTTCGGGATGTTTCAAAGCAATTTATTACAGACTGCTGAATATGAAATGTATTACGACTCTCAAGATTCAAAATTCTCTTCTTTCGAAGAGGCTGTCGAATATTTAGAATTGGCTAAAGATATAATAACTAATAGAGGATAGAAAACATGAAAGCAAAAGTTATTAAAAATTACAATTTAAGGAAAAAAGTAGAAGTATTCGGTATAGCATTTCAAGTGAAGGCTGGTGCTCAATATTGTAAATACCCACGAGGTATGCAAGATTATAAAACAAAAAATGAAGCAGAAAATAAGCTTCAGGAAGTTCAAGAAAAATTAGATTCTCTTTCTTCTCATCAAATAGAGTTTATTAACGCACAACCTATAAATAAACATCAATACGTAAAACTATGAGTTTCAAATATAGTGTAATAGGCGACAATACGCCTGAAAATAAAGAGTGGATAAAAAAGATCGGATGGGAACTTAAATATATGCGAGAAGATGCAGATACAATAGTAACATCTTCAAATACAGGCCTGTTTAGTTGTATTGTTTCCGATCAGACAACTTGGTTCTCGAATTTTATAAGTGAAGGTATTGACTGCCGAAAAAATCCTGATTTATTCAAAGCTATATCCGCAATGAGGCATGGTAGCGATTACATGCAATGGTTTACAGATGGCAATATATGGGTATTATGTAATCAATCAGATTTCAGGTACGAAGTATCAATACCTACTAACATCTTGAAAGATTTACATAAAGCTACATTATCAGAGTTAAAAAAGCATTTCAATTCAATAAAATTTACATGGAATGACCTGCAAGAGCGGATAAGTAATATGAGCGAAGAACAACGTCAAAAACAAGTTTTATTCTTGACTGGAGACGACGATTCTTTCAAAATTATAGACGACGTAGAATTCGTAGAATGCGATGTGTACGTAAATGAATACGATCAAGATGATGCCGGCACATTGGAAGACTTAATGCTTGCAAATGGCGAAGACTTCAATATTGAAGATTACAAGCTATGTACCCCTAAAGGAACACCTTTCTTATGGGATGGAAATTAACAATTAAAACAAAACAGAAATGTGTAATTGTAAAAATATAGAAATAGGATCATACGATAATACGGTTGCGCTGAAAGCTCCGGATTGGAGTAGTAAAAATACGATCTGTGTCGATTTATGCTTAAAAGAAGAAATACTCCATTTGTGGAGTATTGGTATTAGAACAACAGGATGCTGTTGTGGACATAATAAAGTTGAAGGGTTTATTGGAGTGATCGATGTAGATATACCTAAAATGAAAGAGTTAGGATATCAAGTACAATACAATTCCTGTAGACCTAACGATGAAGACAGTTTTAAGCCAAAATCAATAAATTAATAATATCATGGCATTTATATATAGTGCGATAAGCGACAATACGCCTGGCCGATGTGAATACAAGAAACCTGAAGTATTAGCAAAAAGTACTACCAAAATGGCTGAATGCCGTCCGAGTAGTAAGCCTGCGGGAAGGCCTTGTAATTTTTCGGGTGGACCAGGAGGGCATTAAAAAGTAAAGATTATGGAAATACAATCTATAATATTCAACATTCTTCAAAGAGGAACATGGAATTGGGTACGTTATTGGGTACAAAAAGAATCGCAAGGAACTACTTCCCGAGGTGAATATATTGAAGTAAGAAGTTATTATATGTCAGGACTAGGACTACAAGAGCTGTTCGATGCTGGCTTTGAAATTGATACTATTAGACCAAAAAAAGATGAAGCTGACTGCTATTGTGATATTCTCCTAAAAAGAGACCTTAATTATCAATACTAAAATAAAGCTGAAAATGGGTAAGAATAAATGTATCCAATCAAATAAGGACACTGAGCGATACGGCTTGCAGAAAGTCCCGGACGAAATAATAATAAAGGTGCTTCGGGTCGAACTGGGAAAAGCAAACGCTTATATCGTGGAACTTGAAGAGTTAGCCAAAGAGCCGGCAAAAATGCTCTGTAAATATAAGCAAAATGCGAAAGGCGAACGAGATCGGGCAGATAGGCTTCAAAAGGAAGTATATCGCTTAAATTTTGAAAACAGCGAACTAAAGAAAAGAATAAAAAATCAATAACTCTAAAAACATGGGAAAGAAGACAGTAGTATTTAATCAAATAGACCTGGACGAAGCGGATGAAAATATCGGGAAAGAAGTAATGATCATCTTTCGGGATGGAAATAAATATTTCGGGATATTGAGAGATATAGATGATGATGAATTAGTATTATCGAGACCTGAACAAAAAGTTAGCTTAGGTTTTGAGCTGTCATGGATTACACTAATAGCAGTAAAGGAGGAATAGGTTATGGATATTGTTTTTACAGAGGATTGCGCAGCTGATGATTGCTATAGAAAGAATGTTGGAAATGGCAAACAAATGTGTGAGCTACACGAAAAAATGTATGAAGATGGCATACCCTTTAAGGGCTTCTATGGGAAAACAGTATTAAGAAAAGAGTTTCAAAACAAGCAGATAAAAAATAGCGATGATAACAACAGATGATCTCCTCTTTGCCTTTTTTGGTGGCTTTGTTATGGGATTTTTACTGACTGTATTATTTGTAGTTATTGCATTCAGAAGGAGTAAATAGATATGACACTGAACGACAAATCACCAATGCCATTTGGGGCACATAAAGGTAAAAAAATGGCAGATGTACCGGCACATTATCTTCTATGGATATACGAGCAAAATCTTGATGTAATGAACTACATCAAAGAGAATATGGATGCATTACGAAAAGAAATAAATAAACGAAAATGAAACCACATCAACAACTACTATTTAAAGGATATCCGACATACGAATCACTTTTAGAAGTACTTCACCCGGAAAAACTCCTGGCTGCATTCTCGGAAATAGAACACATTGAGCAATCTATTTTGAAAAAGAGAGTCTCTCTTGAAGATATAAATGAGCTGTATTCGAAGAACGGAAGGAATCCGGGTGTAGACTATACCGAGGAATGGATAAAGTATCTGGCAAAACATATCAATGTAAAACCATTGCTCGAAACCCGGGCCGTATCATTTACAATTTTTAAAAGATATGGACATTTTCATCTTACAGATTTAAAACTCCTGTTAGAAAAAATAGCGAATGTAGAATATGGTCGTGACAGTCTTTTCTTCGGGTGCGTCGATGCTCAACGTTTAAACTATTGCTTTGCCATGTATAACGAAGAGCGGAATCGAATTGCAAATAAATACTACCAAAAGCTTGATGAGAAGTTCTCGGCAATAAAAGATGAAACAGAAAAAAACGAAAAACAAAGGATTTACAACGAAGTATCCGATCTATACGAAGACAAAGAATTGTGGGACTTATATCAAAAACGCTGTAGGGAAGAAATACCGGCTATCCTGCAAAATAAATGGGAAGAATTCATTAATAGTCAGTAATATGAATTCAGAGAAAAACAAGTTTTATTGCCTTGTTTATCGGGTCAGAGCAAAAGGTTTTTCTGTCTCAATAAAAAACAGGACTATTTATTATAATTGCAACGATCCGCAATCGGTAAAGATAAAACCGGTAAGGCGTTTACGTACCGAATACGGCTTTGAGTGTCAAGCCACAATTATCTAACAATCTATAAGGGACAAACGGAATATGGGACAAATCCAGCCAATTATCGAACACGGGAAGCAACCCGATTTATTTAAGGATGAAATAAAACAGATCGTCGGATTCTTACAAGAATACTATGAAATACGGATGCCGGCACAAGACCCATCCAAGATTAAAATAACATGCAAAGATGAAAACCGATATTCATTTCCACCCGACTTCGGGGATATATGGCTTCATCTTAAATCGGAAGGGTATAATGTGAGTAAAGACGTGTTAAGAACTGTAATACGTAGCCCGAATTATATAAAGCCATGTGATCCTATCAAGGAATATTTTGATAGCATACGTAAAAAATGGCAGGGCGAAAGCCAAATAGATCTGTTTTGTAAATACATTATTCCCCGCGTATTCGAAGAAAACACGCCCGAATATTACAGGGAACGGACCAACAAACTTATAAAAAAATGGTTTGTGGCGTGTGTAGCTTGCTGGATAGGAAATCATCCGAATGATGTTGCATTGGGTTTTATACACAGCTCTGAAGGTATAGGCAAAACACACCTGGTAGAATTCATTGTCCCCGACGCATTGAAAGAATATTATGTAAAATCGAGCAAGGACGATAAAAAGTTCGATATAGAAGATGTATTTACACGGTATATGATTGTAAACTTTGATGAGCTCAACGGAGTATCACCCCGATCGATCGACACGTTCAAGAGCTGCATGTCTGACAGAAAGATTTTGAATAAACGCCGGCACGAAGAGTTTGCAACAGATAAAGACCGCATCGGTTGTGCTGTATTCACATCAAATAGAAATCAGGAACTGGGCGGTTTTCTGCACGATAGCTATGGTTATAGACGTTGGGGTATTATCGAGCTCGAAGATATCGACAGGGAATATTCAAAAACTATCAATATCGATCAGTTATGGAGTGAAGCACTCACACTGTACGAAGATTCAGGTTTCAATTATAAGTTTGAACAACCCGACTACGAAGATTTTTCGGCATACAATCGCCGGTATATGTTCGAAACATCGGCAATGAAGTTTATCCAGCTTCACTTAACTGTACCACAATCGAATGATGAAGGCGAAAAGCTAAACGCATCGGCAATATTCTCACGATTAAGAAATAAGATACGGAAAGAAGACCAGGGCAAAATAACGATTACGAAAATGGGCGTAGCACTCACAGCGCTTGGATTCCCTAAAATATCTTTCCGGGACGATGACGGCAATTCAATAAAAGGTTATAGAGTAATATTTAATGATGAGAAGGAATGAGAATAATTAATACACTCTCAGGTGGAAAAGATAGCCAAGCAACTACAATCTGGTTACTAAACAACGGATATAAAAAATTTGACACAGTTTTTTGCGATACTGGATGGGAAAGTGATATAACTTATAAACACATAGATTATATCGTCAAAACGTTAAATCTCAACTTTCGTGTCCTTAGATCAAAAAAATATAAGGGATTAATAGACCTAGCTAGAAGGAAAACTCGTTTTCCTTCTACTATGAGACGTTTTTGCACATCCGAGCTTAAAAACATTCCTATGATAGACTATATCCTAGATGAAGTTCAAGACGATATATTGGTTATCCAGGGAATCAGAGGAGGAGAAAGCGAAAGTCGATCTAAAATGTCGCAGCAATGTAACTATTTTAAATATTACTTTGAACCTATATCTACAAATACAACCCGCATAGAGAGATATACGAAGCAATTAAATGATCCGAAGAGTAAAGCTGACAAGAAAAAACTTATCGAAAAAATAAATAAGGCTAAAGCTCGGTTGGCTATAGGGAAAGAAGACCCAAAATATCATACATATAGAAGAAAAGAAGTACTGGCATACTGTAAAAAATATGCAACAGATGTTTTACGTCCAGTGTTTGACAAATCGGCACAATGGGTTGTAGATTATATTATTGAAAATGGAATGGAAGTAAATCCATTATACAAGATGGGTGTTACTAGAGTAGGATGTTTCCCTTGCATTAATTGTAATCTGATGGAGATTCATCAGATTAGCATGAGATTTCCGGAGCGTATAGATGAAATTTACAGCTATGAAAATGAAATAGGCTCCACTTTCTTTCCTTATGATAAAGTGCCAGATAAATACTGCAAGAAACCATCAATAAAAGATGTAGTAAAATACACTGATGCAAAATATAATGCAGGTGATCTATTCGATGATTATGCACCAACAAGCTGTATGAGTTATTACGGAATATGTGAATAAAATTATGTCCCACGATTCAAGTAAAGTTATAGCATTCAATTATTTTGGCGGTAAATTTACCTGGCTAAATTATCTGTATGATCATTTTCCAATGGAGTTTAATCATTTGGTAGATTTATTTGCCGGCTCTATGGTGGTCTCCATCAACTACAAAGGACGTGTGATTAAAACCGCAAACGAGTTGAACTCTGATATCACAAATTTCTTTCAAGTCCTCAGAGATCACGAAAATGAGTTGATCCGCTTACTATTACTCACTCCATGTTCTAAATTAGAGTATGATAATAGCTGGGAGCCATCTGAGAATAAAATAGAGCAGGCACGTCGATTTTATGTCCGGGTACGACAATCATTCTTTGGACTTGGAGCACAACGGGTAAATAAAGGCTGGCACATGGCAAAACAGCATGTTAATGCACATGGAGGTGAAACCGTATCGAGATGGAATAATGCAATTAATAATCTTCATGAGGTTGCAAACATTATTAGATCTGATTTTCAAATAACAAATTATGATTACGCTAATTGTATTGATAAGATTGACTTCGAAAAGGCTTTTTTCTATGCAGACCCACCATATACGAAGCGTTCTCGCAAATCATATAACGACTACAAATTTGAATTTACCGATCTTCAGCACGAGCAACTATCAGACAGATTACATCATATTTTAGGACTGGCCATGGTAAGCGGATACGATTGCGACCTGATGAATGATTTATACAACGACTTCTATAAGACAAAGTTTCCGATCAAGAAAAATAATATTCGTAGCGGTGAGGTTCAGGAAGTAATATTTACGAACTATAATCCGAAAAAAAACAGCTTATTCTTTTTCTCTCAATAGCACCCACGATATATTTGTCCCCATCCCCCTTAGTCCTTACATATTAAACATTCCTGACAATGTTTTTATAGGGCTCAGGGGGATTTCCATTTTCATATATATATGTATAATAATATAATAAAAAATATAGATTTTATTTATATATATAATAGTATTACGTGATACACCTTTTTTGATTTTAAAACTACCACTTACCACAAATGTAAATTTTATGCCTATAAATGTTTATACATAACACTTTAGTTGTGGTAACTTCTATAAAAAACTACTGCTTACCACAACTTACCACAGGTTACTACAAAATAGACTTACCACAATGTTACCACAAACAAAACACTATATATCAATAACTTACACATATAGGTAAGTGGTAAGCAAAAAACAAAACCTAAATTTGTTTACAATAATTCTATTTTTGTTTACTTTTTAGGCTTAAAATATTGATTTTAAGTATTATAATTTGTATTTTTGAGAAGATTAAAAACTAAAAACAATATGAGCAGCGGAATTTACATTTATCTTGAGGTTGAAAGATATTTGAGAGAATATCTTATTTTTCACTTTGGAGACCCGATACGTCTCCCGGTAAACTCACCTGAACTGAAATTAATAAAGAGGCATCTATCTAAACTATCTGAAAATACAACACCGGATATTAACCCGGGCAATGAAATTTCTTTTGTACGCATCGAGATTCCATATTCGAAAGAAAAAGACCCACGGGAATATAACTATCTATACCCTTCGGCTAAAGATGCTTTGAGAAATAACCTGATCGCGATATTCGAAAATCACATGTGGTCTGATCTTATCGATATAAAAAAACGCAGACGAGGCGATCTTGTATCTCAAATATATGCCTGGTGTGAAACGAATGGAATATCAAATTTGAACGATGATAAAAATTTTGAAACTATTCGTCAAAAATTTTATCGAATGCGCTACGAGTATCGAATAAAAAATCAAATAAAATTATCCTAAAAATTCCCGACTTTTTTACCCTTTTTAAAAACATCGAAGTTATTGAATTTAATGAAGTTATCTAAGTTATGAATAAGTTTTTACCAGCCATTAAAATAGTCGAATTTGCCATTGCAGATTTTGTGACTATCGTAGCGAATGAAAAAATCGCTCACGGAATTCCAATCCAGATAGCCGGTACTTTTACCACTATCTGTATAGAAGGACTTGCTGCAGCAAGTTATGAAACTAAACGTGTATCGGGTCAAGATATATATACCTCTAAGATGGTTATGAGAATCGGGGAACAACAGGTTATGCCGTGGAACCTGGAAACATTTCTCGCAAATAGGAATATAGTTTACCGATTGACAGATGTAAACAATCGTCAATGGCTGATGGGAACGAACGAGATGCCATTTCCCGTATCGACAACAAAGCATGATAATCCGGCCGAACCTTCGGGCGTAAATATTACTGAGCTCGAGATAACTTATTCAAATCTCTTTCCATTTTTAGAAATAGAATAGTCATGCAAATACCAGAAGGCCAAATACAATTAAAACAGCTTGCTAAAGCAGCTAGAAGTATAACTCCCACTTTTGTACAATTTTCACAGCAGCTATATAAGTTGGTTGAATCTGCAAATAAAAATCAAAAACAACAGATTGAATTATTAAAGGTAGCACTTAAGAATAAGAATAAATGATAAAAATCATATAGTTATGTCATGTAGTATAGATCCAGAATATTTAGAAAGATTAGTAAAAATGGCGTGTCGCGTATCGTTCCATGTATCTTTACTACCTCATTGTGGAAGGTCATATAATAAAATGGCATTGATTGAGGCTCAATGTATTTCAAGAATTGAAAGCCTACACAAAGAAGCGGAATCAGTAGGTATAAATAGCCTCTATATAGATGATGTATATCATCGTGCTAAAACATTCTATAGAGAAAATATTACTCAGTATGATTTTCTTCATATATACGAAGAATACTTGAAAGATGCTATCAGGCGTTTTAAATATAATCTTCAAGGAAGTACAATATCAATTGCCGAACTTATAAAAGTTGAAGAAACTATAAATAAAAAAAACTACTATCTATCACGGGATTGGATAAGAATTAATAAACTAATAAGAAAGAGAAAATGATAAATATTCATTAAAAAGAACAAATCTTAGTCTTTTTACATACCCAATATTCTATATAAAGTTGCATTGAAATTAATAACGATGCAACTTTTTTCTTTTTAATATGGAATATCAAATAGACCTGGACGGCTATATAGGTGACTACTTTAACGGACGCAAGTGGGTAAAGAATAAGCTGTCTGAAAATAAAAATAAGCCGGTATATGTCCGTACAAATTCTTTGGGCGGTAGTGTAAATGATGCTCTTGATATTGCAGCTCAATTTGAGTCACACGGTGATGTAACAGTTGATATGTTCTCGTTCAATGCTTCTGCAACTACTGTTTTGACTTTAGGTGCTAATAAAGTGCGTGCTCATATCGATTCTCTATATCTCATTCACAAAGCAATGTCGTGGGTAGATGCCTGGGGTATGATGAACGAAGACGATATACAGGCCCTGATTGATCAACTTGAGAAAGAAAAGAAGGAAAATGAGAAAGTTACACTCGTTTTAGCCCGCAAATATGCTGTTAAAACAGGTAAAAGTATAACTGATGTACTTAATCTGATGAAGCAAGAAACATGGCTGACAGCGAATGAGGCTAAAGAATGGGGACTGGTAGATGAAGTATTCGGAAAATCTACAGGGAAAGTAAATTTCACCCCCGAAATGAAAGAAAAGTTCAATGTTGCTGAACTTCCTTTCCCAACTATCCGGAACAATCAGGAAGAAACAAAAGGTCTGTTAGAAAAAATAGAAGAAAAACTTGATGTATTCAAAAATGATATTTTTTCCCGGATAGGTAAAAATACGAACAAAGAAAAAACTGACGAAAATCCTGTAACAAATATGAAGAAAGACTGGACTCAAATCAATACTCTTCTGGGAGTAGAAGGTATTGAACTGACCGAAGGAAAAGCAAATGTTTCCGAGGATCAGTTAACTAAAATGAACGACGCCCTTAAGTCAGCTAATGATGACAAACAAACAGCATTAGATGATCTGACAAGGAAATCGAATGAGTACGATCAGCTTAAAGCTGATTATGACGCCCTGAAAGCATCAGCCGGTGCAAGCTCTGATCCTGTGAAAAAAGATACAGATCCGGGTAAAGGTAATGGTTTTGAAGATGCCGACCTGAAAGCATCTATCGAAGCTAAAAAAATGTATGACATGCTAACTAAATAAAATATGGCAAATATTGAAATATCACCCGATGAGCTAAAAAAATCAGCTCATGAATTCCGGAAAATGTTGTTAACATTGCCGGCTATCGCCTTGCAATCGTCCCTACCTTACGTTACACTCAGGACTGGTGTTCAATACAAATCTACAGTAGGTCAAATTAATGACGGTTCTCAATTTGGACCTTACGATCCTAGTCGTAAAAGTGGAGATGTCACCATTAAAGGAAGAACTCTTGAGACTTATCTAGGATCAGTGATCAAAGAATTTGATCCCAATACCGTATTACAATCAGTATACGGTAGTCTTGTGATACATGGTCAGGCGCTTACACGTACAGAAATTGTTAAGGCTGTACTTTCTGCTATGATGCTGAGTTTGTCTGAGGGACTAAACTCTTCATTGTTTACCGCAGTAAGAAACGATTCCGGAACATTGAGTAAAGACTTATTCAATGGTTTTGATACTATTGCTAAGAATGAAATCACAGCCAATAATATCACTACTACATTGGGTAACCTATATGAATTCTCGGAAGCAATAGACTCTACAAATGCCGTTGATGCTCTTAAAACATATTATCGGGCAGCAAAAGATGAGTTGAAAGGAGTGCCAACTCAAATGCTTGTACCTTTTGCCGTAAAAGAAGCCTATGAGGACGATTATCAGGCCACTGTTGGTGCTACACCGTATAATACATCTTTCGAAAAAAGATATCTTGAAGGAAGTGGCGGTAAATGTGAAATCGTTGCATTATCGAATAAAGCCGATTCAGACATCATCCAGTTGACACAAAAGACTAACATGATTGTCGGTACAGGTAACGGAAATGACCTTGAAAGTGTGGATATAGACAAGTTTGCACCATTCATGGTAACACTCTCTTCTGCTATCATATTCGGAACCCAATATGAAAGCATTCATGCTAAGAAATTATTAATCGGCAAACTGCATACGACTTAATATTATGTCATGTACACCACTAGACCCCAACTCACTGGAATGGTGTGAGGGTCAAACAAATTTACCGGGATTGCGCAAAAAGGTGTTTTTCACACCTAAAAGCAATATAGTGAAATGGCCAACTCGTCCTACCGCATTAACAGCCGGACAAACAATGGGCAAACTGGCTACATACGTAGGAAACTTTGAGCTGGCAGCAGAAAAGGTTTGGCAATCGATGGATATAACAGTAGACAGATCACCTGCTACTGCAGAAGTTCAAGGCTCGAAGCCGTCTAAAACATATCTCAACCAGGCTGTTTTAGTCGTACCGAACGTTGACGCTGAATCTGCCGGATTATCCCAGATAGCAGCTAACAGTGATCTTGTTTATCTTGTACAGGACAAACCGGGTAGATATCGAGTGATAGGTAACGAGATGTATCCTACCAATACAGATGTGGCAATGGCTCTAGGTGGTGCTGCCACGGACGAAATGGGTACTACAATCACAGCAAACTGTACCGATATTTGCCACATGCCTTTTTATGAAGGCGAGATTGAAACTGCAGACGGTATTATCAATCCATCCGATCCTGATACTCCGTAAAATTCCTTATAAGAAAGTTTTTTAGTTAATCTGTAAAAAGAGGCTTTTGCAACGGCAAAGCCTCTTTTGTCTTTTATGCGGCATTTGGTAATTACTAGGTTTGTATAAAAATGATCCCCAATTGAAATGATGCTTTGCAAGTAATATGGGTTCGGGTGTTGTGTGTGCGAGGAAACAACACATATAATTTAAAGTAGTTTGGCAAACGAAATATCTGAAACGATAAGTCGCATTATGAAAACAAAGCCAATATAACGTAATATTGAATATAAACGCCTGACAGCCTGGAAAGACAGGCTTTTATTAATAATTAATTAAATACTATTATGGCTCAAAATGTAGATTACAAACAATTGGTAGATGAATGGCTAGAATCAGAAGATAAGGACATAGAAGCCGGTGCACTTCTGTTGCTAAAACTTAATAGAAATAGGGTATTGTATCAATATATCACAAGAAAAAAAGCTTTGCCTAAACTGATATATGAGATGAAAAAGCAATCGGATATCCTATCTAAAAGGCAAAATTTAGCAGCAAGTGAATTGACCGACGAAGAAGTTCAGAAATTCACTCAGAAATCGGAAAGAGCTGCTAAGACGATAGAAATAGTTGAAAAAGGAGTAAAGGGCAAACGCCACGATCACGAACAACTATCCCAGGAAGCACAAGAAGCTTATGAAAAGAACCTGGATATCTATCCTAAAATGCGTTCATTGCACGAAAAGTTAAAGCTAATGGTTAATGATCGTCCGTGTGACAGATATCCATTCCTGAAAGAATTGGTAGGCTATGATGAACAGATACGCTCCAACTGGAAGCTATACGACAATGCGAAAGTATTGCCCGAACAGACACAGCAAATTGACGAAACATTAAGTCCGGATAATACAGGTTCAAAAACACCTATACTTGATGCAAAAGGTGTATCAGCTGCTCGCAAATATCTTAGTTCTAACAAGAAAAAACTGCAAGGACTCAAAGAAACGGATAAAAATAAATACGATCTCTTACTTCCGGAAATGCAAAAGAGATACAACGATCTAATTATCTCCGGGCAAACTCTTGATGAAAAACAAATTGCAGAACTAAAGGAAGCGGGATTGAGTGTCGAAGAATAAGGAAATAGAATATTTGTGTTATTAAATAGATAGAATTGAGAAAGCCTGAGCTGTGATAGTTCGGGTTTTTTTGTCTTTTATGCCCTCATTACCCCTGTTTTAATTTGATGTATAAACAGTTTTTATGCGCAAAGAAAAAACAATAGATATCTGTCACCGTCATCTTTTCGATGATGTGGATACAATGCGAAAGGCTAATGTATCTACACAAATTATCAATCGGATAAAAAGGATTCGCTCCATTTATACGACATGGAATGATTATCCGATGAAAAAAGATAAGGAAATGCGTGATAGGTTAGTAGCTGAATTTGGTATTTCCCAATCAGAAGCCTATGAAGATATTTCGATCATAAAACAAATACTAGGAGACGTAAACTCAGCAACCAAGTCCTGGCATCGATTTAGGTTTGTGAGCATGATCAATGAAGCTTTTGAAATAGCCAGGCTAAAGAAAAAAGAATCTTCGATAGAACGCATTGCTGCAACATACGCCCGATATACGCAACTTGATAAAGAAGATGCGTTGGAATTCCCTTGGGAAGATATAATTCCGGATGTAATAGAACCGTCTTCCGATCCTACACTCATAGGTATAAAACCAGTGCCTAACATCCAACAAAAAATAGCAGATCTGAAAAAGAAATATGAAGCTGAGATAGAAGATATTGACTTTGTAGAGATCGGAATCGATCCAAAACTTATTGAGGAAATAAAGGGGTATGGCGACGAATAAGGTATATTTCAATCCACCGCAACAAGTAACCATGTTTACCGGTGCACATACCACTATTTTCTTAGGTGGGCGCCGATTAGGAAAAACGCACGGTGTTGCAGCTCCATTTGTTAAGAGAAATTTTCAACAAATGCCACGATCTTCAGGTGCGTTTGTTTTCCCATCCTATAAACGTGGTTTAACAAACACATTGCCCGGAACTCTCAAGGGCCTAGAATCATTCGGTTTAAAACGTAATCTGCATTATGTAATAGGTCATAAGCCACCGAAGTCATTAGGCTTCGGAAAACCGATCATAGAGCCTGCAAACTATGAACATGTTCTATCCTGGTATAATGGTTCTATCGATTATTTTATTTCACAGGATATTATTGGATCGTCAAACTCTCTTACATTGGACTATGTAATGGGAGATGAAGGTAAGTTCTTAGACTTTGAAAAGCTAAAAGATGAAACGTTTCCGGCAAATGGAGGTATAAAATCACATTTCGGACATATACCTTACCATCATAGTATGCTATTCTTATCGGATATGCCTTCGTCAAAGAAAGGATCGTGGCTTCTTAATTATAGAGAGAAAATGGATAATGAGCTAATTGATACTATCCATGGCATCATCTATGAATTATGGAAGATCAGGAATAGAATTAAAGAGCTTAAATCAAAGAACAAAGTTATTCCGAAGTATTTACCATCCTATTACAAAACTCTCTCAAAATCGCTCTCTGAACTCCGTAGCGTGGCTGTATATTATGCCGAATGGTCGAGTATAGAAAACCTGTTGGTCCTTGGTGAGAATTATATAAAGCAAATGAAGCGTGATTTGCCTCCACTTGTTTTCCAGACATCTATCCTGTGTAAACGTCTGGGAATATTAAAGGATGGTTTTTATTCTGCTTTGAACAGTAAAATACACTATTATACCCGAAATAACAATGACTATCTGCAGGGACTAGAATATAACCTTAAAGCTATCCAGGATAACAGTTCGTTACAAGATGCCGATGTACAACCATTAGAGCCTATTTGTATAGCGATGGACTACAATGCGAATATAAACTGGCTGGTAGCTGGCCAACGCGAAGGGCGATGGATGAATATACTCAAAAGCTTTTATGTAAAATATGATCGAAAGCTGCAAGAGTTGGTTGATGACTTCTGTCATTATTACCGTCATCACATGAAGAAGAAAATTATATTCTATTATGACTCTACTGCTATACGGTCTAACTATGCAGTATCGGATAGTGATGACTTCTCGGAAGTAGTTCGCAAAAGATTTCAATACCACAGCTGGGAGGTTGAGATGATGTACATTGGTAATCCATGGAAGCATAAAGATAAACACCTATTTATAAATCTACTATTCAAAGGTCAAATTGAGAATGGTTTAACACCATGTTTGAATGAAGAAAATAATGAGGAGCTCATTATAGGGCTCGAGACAGCCGGCACAAAGATAGGATCAACAGGTTTTGAAAAAGATAAATCAGGAGAAAAGCTTGCCGAATCAGAAGAGGATAAGCTTGAGTACCGAACCGACGGTACAGATGCCTTTGATACATTAGTCATAGGCATGAACAAATTTCCTTATGAAGGTGCCATGGGTATGGGAGCCTTTTGGAGGGGTTAACATCCAAATTTTAACAATGTAGTAAGGCGCACCCCAAGGGGTTGCGCCTTTTCTTATGCGGAATCACTCGAAACCCGCATCCACAAAGGATTTCAATAAAATCATCAATCATATAAGGTCAAAAACAGGGCGGTAATTACGAAGGAGGCTTCAGGGCGAGGCGGGGTCTTCTTCGTGAAAATCAACTTTTTTAGCAGCAAGTAACACCACAATACACTAATAATAAACATATTAAATAAATATTTATCGGAATAGTTAAATAATATGACAATAAATCTGGTCTTTTTTTTAGGTAATAGAGTGATAGCCTACCATTTATTATATAAAATAATATCTAATTGTTAAAAGTAGTCTAAAAATGTATTATCTTGCATCTATTAATAATTTAAAAAGAAATATTTTTATTCAATAATTATGAAAAAATATATTGTTTTTCTCTTTTTTATCATCACATATCCTAATTTATACTCTCAAGTAAATTTTAAGTGGGATTATATTGATTCTATACCAAGAACAAAAGATCAAATTTATTCTGATGCAAAACTATTTATATCTGAATTATGGAATTCAGCTAAAGATGTGATACAATTAGACGATAAAGAAAATGGTATTATCGTAATAAAAGGATTAACAACTAATGAAATGAATTTTCAACTAAATAATCATATTTGGATATATGCTTATACTGTAAAATTATACATGAAAGATTATAAATTTAGAATTACAATTGATAATGTTCACTGCATAACTGCAGTTTGTCGTGGAATCAATTGGCCATTAATGCCTGTTGCTGATAATTATCCAGAAAAAAAGGGGCGACAGTTGACTGGATTAGATGAAAAAAGGTATAATTCATTAATGGCAATACTAAAAGCAGACCTTCAATTAATAGTTTCTAAATATGTATCACATATAAAAAAGACGGAAAACATAAACAATGATTGGTAAAAGCGAGAAATTCTCGCTTTTTTATTGTTGTTTCAAAAATTGTTATCATATTTGTAGTGCTAAAACGTTCATGTGATTTCGGTAGAAGGATTTCTGCCTAGTTTTATTAGGCTTTTTTTATGCCTATAATTTGATATAATATAAAGGCGGTTGCCTATCCCCACTTATTTCGGTTCTACCGTAAATCTGTGAATGTTTTAGCGAACGGGATACGGCAGCCGTTCTTTTTTCTGCCTAAAGCTAAAACATTCACAGATATGAAAACAAAAACTAAACCAGCAACTAAACGAAGCACAAAGCAAGTCGCATTCAGGGACATGATCGAACATTTGCATTGCATGACCGAGAAAATGAATATGGAGCAATCGCAAAACCCGGAAAGAACACACAGCGATAAGCTAACAGCCACACGGACCATCACTGAAAACAGAACCTCTCACGTCTTTGTGAATGAAGATTATGTTGTCGTATTTGCCATCCATAGAAATACAAAATCATGATTTGTTAACCTTTCGGGCTTTTTTGCCTGATTCGAATAAACATAATATTCATCAAAGATTAACAAATTAAAATTAACTTACTATGGAATTTAACGTTAATGGCGCTGTAATAAATAGCGAAGTGGTATCTGCCATAAAAGATATCCAAGAATGCAAAGGGATTCATGAAGAAATAATCGAAAAACAAATGAATCTACTAATCTCTCAGCGAAGTAATATACAAGAGTCTGACGGCCAAATAATGGAACGCCTGGAAGATTTAAATTTATTAAAAGGACTGATAAAGTCTATTTGTAATGTCACGACCAATGAAAAACGAGAATAAGACAACTTATAAGGACTTAATTTTTGCAAGATATATAGGCCAGTTCTTGCAGGCTGATGAAACAGATGCAACAGTCAGGAAATCGAGTGAAGAAATTGCTTTTGAATTATCAGGAATGGCACATTACTCCACTGATGAAATATCTGCAGCAATGATAGGATTTCAATATCGATTGGGGTTTGAAGACTCCAAACCCGTCTGGCTACTGAAAGAAAACCCCGATAAGAAAATAAAAGAATAGTTGAATTAAAGCCTGAGTGAATATAGCTCAGGCTTTTTTTGTCTTTTATTAATGGATGATCCTTCTTTTTCTTTGGATAAAAAGAAAAATTATGAAGTACATAATCCTATTAGTTGGTTGCTTATTTGTTTTTTCGGCATGCAAGACACAAAAACAAGAAAGTAAGAGTATAGTTGATAATTACCTATCAACACATACAGATATACAAAAATCCAAATTTGAATATTTGTATTACTCCCTGATCGATAGTTTAAGAAGAGTTCCGGCTCCGAAAGAAAAGAGCGAATCAAGAGGTTTGCAATACAGTAAATTACAAACATCATTTTCTATAAGTATAGCTTTTATTGACTCCATCGGAAAGTTGCATCATAACATAGAAAATAAGGATAGTATTGATCAGCCAATCAGATATATCCAGGATAAACAAAGCAAACACGATACGATCTATATTAATCGAACAGATACTCTCAGATTGAAAGAATATGAGTATATCCATGTTCAGGAAGAACTTTCGTTACTGGAAAAGATAAGAAAAACTATTGGCGATATTGCGATGGGAATAGTATTGACAGCCCTAATAATACTTGGAATTAAAAGAGCACTAAAGAAATGATACTTGATACGTTTATACCCGAACTGGCCTTTTCAAGTGCATTATCGAATATAACACTCGTTAATGTTGCTGATGATGTGAATTTTATATTGTCATATAAAATGAGCGATGGCACATATCAAGAGATACTATCCGAACCTTATACACCGGATAATGACACAAATATTTACATAATCGGCCTACAAAAAATAATTGATGGTTATTTAGAAGAAAGCCCGGTGCTTGATTTTAAATTCCGGTTTGAGTGGGGAAGTAATGAAATTGAGTATTTATCCCGGATAATAAAATCGAGTGCCGAGCTGGATACAGATGCACGGAAATTTGTATCTCAAAGATTTCTCACAGTAATGAAAGGAGGTAAAACCGTGTATCCTCGAAGTTTACAATATGTATCTGTATATTCCTTCGAGCCTCAGTCGGTAGAAGTAACAGCAACATACAGAAATTTAGTAACAGGTGGGTATGAGTCCGCTTCTTATGCTGAAGGTAATACGACAGCAAATCAAATAACAGTCATAGATGTAAGCCCAGACAAGTATATGAAAGAAGGTAAAATACTTGTAAAATATACTGTTATCTGTGATGTCAGGCAAATCGCTCATTTAGTCGATAACCTATCTCCTACTCCATCAATTGAAATTTTATTCAAAAATAACTTCGGCGTCCCAGAGACATTTTGCCCTATTGGTAACTTATCGAGCGAAAGAATATTCAAGAATGAATATGCTACAATAAAAGGCGACTACATTAAGACGAACAATTCCCTGGACATTGAATATATATCTAATACCGGCATTATTGATCAATATACAGCTGAATGGCTAGAATCAGATCTATTCTCTTCGTACAGTACTTTTCTTGTAAAAAATAAGGCAATTTGGAAGGGTATTACAATAATCGACCAAACGGTGAAACGATCCAGCGATAAAACTGAACAACCGGCTTATGAATTTAAATACAGACTGAGCCAGCATAACCAAGAGGTAAAGCAGTTCAATAAATTTCTATTCAGATTATTTGACAGAACTTTTGACAATACATTCAATTAATATGAGAGAAATGATCCACATAAAAGATGTCAGAAGGATATTGAATTCGAAAAAGCGTGTAAATATTCGATGCTGGAAGATGGAAGATGCTTCGGTTATGGATTGTAAAGGCGTGGTTTGCACTTCAAGTAATTTCAACAACAACACTTTTAATATACGATTCCCGGATTCGGGTCAAATAAGAAAAATAAAAGCGATCTGCATTTTTGAATTTAATGGAAAAGAGGTAATTATATGACAAAGAAAAGGCAAAATATACAAATATTAGACAATACTTCTGCCGTCTTAAGCTTGGGAAGTAGTGCAGCTTTTGTGAATACAGTTGATATACAAGAAATGGATTCACTCTTAGAAAGCGTCACCGATGAGACAAAAACCAATCCTATCTCAATAAAAAAAGGATATAGAGGCTATGTGCCTTGGGGTACTGACAACCAGAAGCCCTATAATATAATGAAATTGGTAGGTGATGATGAAGTATTATCAGAAAATAAGCATTTCAATGCGCTTACCTGTTATGCAAGCGGATTGAGTTATAAGTCATCGATAGAAGGCGAAAAGCTGAATGATGATATAATCAAGTTCTTCAAATACAATAGGCCTACAAAGTATTTGCTCGATCAGTGTGCTGACATTAAATATTTTTTCTTTACTGTTACCGTACTTATTGTTGATAAAGCGGGTGAAAAGATTGTAAATATCAGACACAAGGAGGCCTGTCATGTACGAAAAGAGACATGTAATGATAAAGGAGTGATAGAAAATATATTCTATGCTGACTTTGAAAACAGAAATCCGAAAGATGAAGAAGTAGAAGCTATTCCTGTTTTAGATTATTATGATCCTATAGGCGATTTGGAAGAAAGGTTCGGCAGAATTCCAAACATTAATGGTGTTATCCGGAGTAAAGAAAAAATAACGAAAGACAGAAAATTCGCATTAATAAACCTATTCCCGACCATCGGAGCAAAATATTACCCCGTACCTCCGTCCTGGTCTGTATTCAAAGGGGGATGGTACGAATATAGCCGTCTTATTCCGTACAAAAAATTAAAGAAGTTAAAGAATTCAACTTCTATAAAATACCTAGTTGAAATACATAAGGACTATTGGAAAGGTCTGTTTGAAGAGGAAAAGATAACTGATCCGGAAGCACAAATAGCTCGTAAGAAAAAACAATATGAGGATATCCGTGAATTCCTTACCGGTATTGAAAACTCAAACAAGCTATGGATTAGCGGATATTATGTTAATCCTACCAGTGGAAAAGAAATCAGCATGATAAAAATTACGCTGATTGACACTACTAAAGAAGGGGGTGAACTGATTGAGGACTCAGCGGAAGCTAACAATATGAAATGTTATGCTGACGCTGTACATCCGGCACTTATAGGTGTGAATCCGGGTAAATCTCAGGGTAATTATTCAGGATCGGTACAACGTGAATTGTTCACATTGAAACAATCACTGGAAAAACCTTTTCATGATATATTACTTGAGCCATATTACATAATAAAAGAGTTCAACAAATGGGAAAATGTTGAATTCGATATTCCTGTAATTACACTCACAACCTTAGATAAAGGAAAGGATGCGGAAGAAAACACCTTAAGAGAACCAAATAAAAACGAATAATATGCTTATTCCAGATTTAGCGACGTTTGTAAAATATATCCCTACAATAGGGGAATATAATCCTGATCCGAATAGAACAGATTGGGATAACCTTTTATCTTTTGTACAAGAGGCAGAATTGATGTTGAAAACAAACTTACTTGGTGTAGATCTGATGGGTTTAATAACAGCTTCTGCCGAAACTGAGATAAAAACGGCAGCATGTACAGTAATAGCATGCAATGCCTATTATGCTGCAATTCCATTTGTGGATTTGATACAAACCCCGAACGGCTTTGCGGTAGTATCGAACACCAATCAAGCACCGGCATCGAAAGAGCGTGTTGATAGATTGTTGAAATGGCTTGAGGCACGAATTAGTGAATCTACAGATATGTTGATCAGCCTAATATTCAAAGATCAAACGTATAATACAGCTTGGAAAAGTTTCGGGTTATATGATTATTATACCGAGTGCCTGTATATGACTGCCGATTCATTCCGGAGATATTGTAAAAAAGATGCTCTTCGTTATCATTTAGAAGAGCTTCATCCTGTGCTGATGTCATATCAGAACAAAATGGGAAATATGATCAGCCATGAATATATGGATGACTTATTGCAAAAAAGAAGGACAAATTCACTGACAGTCGAAGATATAGCAATGATCAGGGCGCTGATGTCTGTTATGGGAATGCTGTACAGAGAGGATAATGACACAGCATACAAATTACTGGAAACTACTGTTAACACAATGGTAGAAAATATCGAAAAATATCCTGTATACGCAGCATCACAAGCGTATAGGATAAAAACAGACAGTAAGTATAAAAACGAAAAGAATCAACCAACTTTTTTCTTCTAAATTATGATTATACTAAAAATTATAGGGATAATAATCGGATTAGGGCTATTGTGGTTACTAGCCTTCTATATCTATTTCCGAAAACAGGTTAAGAAAAGCATCATCATGGAATCTCTTGACTTATCTTTGCCTAAATCGTGGAAAGAATTAAGTGAAAAGCAGTTCCTTTATGTGTGTAATCTGATGTTGAATGAAAATACTCCTACAGAAATACATACGAAGTGCTTTATATATTTTACAGGTATAACGGTGTTGGAGCACGTAAACTCAGGAATATGGGTATGTCTTCATAAAAAAAAGAGATTTACAATATCGGATTATGAGGTTCAATATTTTGCAAAAAATTTATCTTTCCTTACTGAAACAATAACAGAAGTGACTCCACTATCTGAGATTGCCGGCTATAAGCATATACACCCTCGTTTTGAAGGATGTCCATTCAAACAATGGATGGCTGCCGAAAATTATTATCAGGCATACATATATACACGGGATGATGTGTTTTTAGACAAACTTTGCGCTGTGATCTATTCTGTTGATAATTCGGAAAGCTCATTTGATGATCATAATACAAATAAGAGAAGTAAAAAATTCAAGAAAGTACCTCTTATCCAAAAATTAACGGTATTCGTTATGTATGCCGGATTGAAAGACCGGCTAACGAAAGAATTCCCTTATTTCTTTCAAAAAATAGATACAAAAACGAATGAGGTTACAGATAGACAACCGCCAAAAATGAGAGAACATTTTTCGAGGATGATCTATGTGCTGAATGGAGGCAATGTTGGAGAAACTGAAAAAGTACTTAATGCGGATTGCTGGCGAGCCTTTGATACGCTGAACTATAAGGCTTATGAAAATCAAGAGATGGAACAACGACTCAAAAAAATGAATAAAAAATGAATTTTGATGCATTTGATTATTTTTCAGGCTTATGCAATAAGCTTAAGAAAACAAAAGATAATGGATATTATCCATGCAAAGTATCGGGTATAGCAGCTATGGAGGAGGTTATCAATGCATATAAAACTCAGAAAGCATATTTTGCCATTGATGATACAAACGATGGATATACATATAAATCTACCGGGGGCGGTTATTTTGATAAGAAACAATACATTGTTTTTATTCTCCGGAAATTTGCACTCAACAATATGGATCAGCAAAAAGAGTATCTTCAAGAGTGCCGTGACATCTACAAATCGGTATGCAAAAAACTGATTAAAGATAAAACTGCGGGTAAATTTCTTTATCTAAATACCGATAGAATTCCATTTTATGAGATAGAAGGTTATGGCATAGCCGGATGCACAGGCCTTTATTTTATCATTACGGTTGATGAACCGACAAATCTATGTTATGATGCAAACGAATGGTACGAATGACAGAGCTCTATATCTGGAAGAATGGACAAAAATGATGGTGAATATATGGAAAGAAAGAATTCTTTTACTCAACGTTCGCGATACAGGAGCTCTTTATGATTCATTGAAAGATTTTCTTATAAAAAATTCGGGAGGAGATATTATCGTTATCGAGCACTTTTTTAATTTCTATGGAATCTATGTAGACAAGGGTACAGGAAAAGAATTCTACAAAGGGAATGCGGGTGATATAGGAATAACACCTAATAGGAAAGCAAAGCCCTGGTTTAATCCTAAATTTTACTACTACACGATGAAGCTGGCAGAAAAGATGGCTGAAATAAGTGGAAAAGATTTCACATATATCATGAAGAAAGTAATTGAGGGAACTAATTAGTTCCCTTTTCTTTTGTCTTTTTCCATTATTCGTTTTACTCCTTCTTTTATCAAAAAAAAGAAGAAATGGCAAATCATTGTATAGAAATTATTTGTAGAGAATGCAACCTTGAATATTGTATTCTCTGTCATGCTGTTTGTCCATGTTGTAAAACTAATAATGAATTGTAAAATATGGGTGTATTAGATCAGTTGCTACAATTTGCACGAAAAATAAAACTTGAAACCCAAAAAGAAGCGAATACGGCAGAACTTGTAGGTTCTACACTTGAAGGTATTATTCTGTATGAAAAAGATTCGGTTAACGAATACGTTCGTCAGCCCGGTGTTGATACTTATGCTCTTTTACTAACAACCTATCCAACTCCGGGTATAGGATGGCGCGTTTTGGTAAGAAATGATGAAACAAATGAAGGTAAAGCTACATTAAGACAATGGAATGGTACTTCATGGGTTAATCTGGAAACAGTAGTATATGAGGATGATATTATGTTATCGGGGGGTACAGAGAAGACAGGAGCGCAATTAGATGACGAAAAAGCAGATAAAACAATAACTGTACCTTCTATTATTTCCGACCGGACAAAGGATATCAACACATGGAATGATAATGCGCTAATTACCTACGATTTTGAATCACAAGTTTTCGGTAAGAAGGAATTTGTGACTAAGGTTGTGGATAACCAAACCGTAGGGGGTACTAACCCCAATTTTTTCGCTCTGATTTTATATTATCCTAATGAACAACCTAAAATATCACTTGGTGACAGAATAGGAATCGCTTTCAATTTTTATAGCCCTATTAATACCAAGATGAACTTGTTTACCTTTCCTGATACAGGAGATGCCAATAAGGCTATTGATATTAATGTTGGAATTAATTTTATAAATTATGAATTTGTAGAAACTACATTCGGTAACGAAAGGCAAATAGTAGTCCAGATGCCCATAACAGCACAGACTTTTTATATTCAAAGGGCGGTAGCATATAGAGGGATATTGTCAAATCCGTCAATCCCTATAGCAGATAGTATATTGCCAGGTATTCAATGTTTTGGGGATAGCTTAACCGCTCAAAATTATGCTCAATATATAACACAAATTACAGGACGACTAGCTACACCCTATGGGTATGGAGGGCAGACAAGCACATATATAAGGGATAAATTTTTTGAATTGGCTGATAAGAGTAAAACACAGATTATATGGGCGGGGCGAAACAATCTCTTAAATATAGATAGTGTGGTTAACGATATTAGAGCTATGGTAGATTCCTTAGGCCATAACCGTTTTATTATATGTAACCCGCCAAACGGCAATGGGTCTACACCCCCTTATGCAGAAGGCAAAAATGACGCAGGTAACTTAGTATATGAATACGTCGTCGAACTTGAAAACAGACTGAGAAATGAATATCAGGATAATTTCCTTAACATCCGAAAAGCTATTATAAACGGTTGGGATATGGGAAATGTAAGGTTATTGTCCTCGTTTACACAGCCTGCAATCGGTAGTAGTGTACAAATATCAGTATCGGATGCTACATTCTTAACAACATATAATCAATCTGATTTAGCAGAATGGGGTACTGTTGTGATGAATTATATACGGATAGGATTTATTGGTTTATCTGATAAATATGAGATTGTATCTAAGGACTCAAATACATTGCTAACTATAAAGCTTACAGAAGCGAACAGAATACAGCCGGGAAACCTAGTGCAGAATATGCAGGATGCAGGAGGTACCGGTTCGACGGATAGCATAGTTTATCTGAATGTTTTTCAAAATGCT